ACGCTAAGCCCTACCATGACCCCGATAGCCCGGAACTCGCAGCGCTGATCAAGCGCATCGAGAAGGCCAATCGGAAGCGGCGGGGCAGGCAGGCCGCATAAGATTGCTGACCTTCGCGGGTACAGCATTTCCCCTCACGGGGCGCCCTGTCCCAAGCCGAGGATAGTTGTGGCCCTCGGAGCCAATTGCAGATCGGGATGTGCTCATAGCGGCGGCGTGGAGGCTTCGGACTCTGGTCGCAACGGGTGAAAGTCCCGTCTCCCGTACCGTTCCTCAGCCCGTCGTCCGTTCATTCGGCCGGCGGGCTTTTCATTTCAGGAGAGCGAAATGCGATTTTACCGCGAGACCGGAGCGCAGTCGGTGCAGGCTCAGGCAGTCGGCGCAAGCCTGCAGATCGGCCCCACCATTTGGGGAGTGATCCCTGAAAGCTGGATGCAGCCCGGCGGACGCAAGAAGGGTGCAAGCGCCTTCTTCGGTCGCATCATCATCAACGCTCCGGAAGATCAGCGCGGCCTTCGTGTTGCTTTCGAGCTTCGCACCCGCTGGTTTACCCTCAAGCGCATCAGCAAGGCCTCCAACGATCACGACCGGTCTAGCGTCGGCTGGTATCTCCGCCGGCAGATGTGCAGCGGCGTCAGCGTCTGACCGTGTGTGAGATGAAACTGGTAATCACCAAAGAGTGGTTCGAGAAGCGCGCCGCTCTTGAAGCCGACCATGAAATCGGCGCTGGCCTGCGCCCTTGCAACTGCATCGGCCCGCAGAACGGCCAACCCGTCTGCCCTTGCGCGATGCGCAGCGTCACGATCGAGGACGGCCGATATGTGCAGCGCTCCGATCTTGGCCCGGTGAAGCAGTGAAGCCGGTCGATCAGGATAAGTTCGCGGGCGAGGGAGCCGGCGGCAACTGCGTGCAGGCTTCGGTCGCATCGATCCTAGAACTCCCGCTGGACGCCGTGCCGCACTTCCTCGAAATCGCGGACGAGCCCAGCCACTGGGAACTTGCCTTCATGGATTGGCTGGAAGAGCGCGGCATCGGCCAGATCCGGCGCGAGGGCGAGTATGTCTTTGACGGGTTCTACCTGGCTGCCGGACCATCGCCGCGAGGCGTCCATCATATGGTCGTGTATCACGATGGCAGCCTTGCCCATGACCCGCATCCATCCCGAGCAGGTATCCTGAGCGTCAGCCGCACATGGGTACTGGCACCGCTCGATCCGGCCAGTATCCAGTTCAAGTGCGAGGGTGTGAGATGAGATTGCTTCCAGCCGGATTGAAGCTGTTTAGCCGAACGAACAGCCGCAAGACGTTTAACCTCGCCTCGTGGCATTCGCCGCATAGCCTGACATGGTCATGGATCATCAGCTTCCGCCGCCATCAGATCATGTGGCCCAAGCCATTTGCTCAGCGTTCGGGCGCCAGTCTTGGCGCAGGTCTCGGCACCCTGATCTCAGCGTGGGGCTATCGCGCCAACGGCCACGCGACGTGGGATGTTTGTCTATTATGGTGCGGCATCCACTACACCAGCCAGCAGCCGATGTGGTTCAAGGATATGATCCACCGAAGCTGGGACGAGGAAGAAGAGCTGAAGCATGAGAATTGGAAGCTTCGGCAGCAGCTCGCGCACGTCGTTTCTGCTCCTCCACCGTCGAATCACGTTCACTGACATGACCACCCGCACCGAACGCACAATCCTCACCATCGCTATCATCATGGCGCTCTGCGGGTTTGCCGGCGCCTTCCTCACCGCCTGCCAGTCGTATCAGCCTCCAGGTGAGGGGATATGGCGGGCGCTCTAAGGCGTAGACGCTCGCGCCGTACTGAACAGTCTCGATATTTCGTCTAGTACGGGTCTCACGACCTCCGCATGCCTAAGCTCGAGCGAAGGCGCGATATCTGAATTCTTGTATTGGCCTTCAAGTTTTGACTGGATCTTAGCAAGCACCTCGTCTGCCGCCGGTCCGAGTTCTCTCCTGAGCGCGATTAGAGCTTCCAAAGCGACCGCTTCTGCACCGGTATGAACGCCAATAAAGTGCTGTATCGTCTTGTCCTTGTCCACATTGCCTCCTGAAGGTTGAACCATGCCAGTCTTGAAAAACGCACGGCATGAGAGCATGGCGCAGGCACTCGCGCAAGGAAGGACGGCAGACGAATCCTATGCCGCCGCTGGCTTCAAGCCGCACAGGGGTAACGCCTCGCGTCTGAGTGCAAATGAGAGCATCCGGAGGCGAGTAGCAGAGATCAAGTCCAGAGTAGCTGAGAAAGCCGAATGGACGGCCGCTGACAGGCTCTTGGCCCTGAAAGATATCTTCGACGCTTCCGCCAAGGAAGATCGCCGTACGGCCATTGCTGCGATTGCCGAGGCGAACAAGATGCAGGGGAGCTATGCACCGGTGAAGCGGGAACTGAGCGGCCCGAATGGCGGCGCGATCGAATACGCCAACCTGACCGAAGAGGAAATCGATGCTCGCATTGCAGCCCTCACAGCCAGCGCTGGCGAGGATGACGCCGAGGCAGAAGCGTGAATATCTCGCGCTCATCGAGGCCAAGCGGAAAAAACAGGCTGAGCGAGAGCAACGCAACAAGGTTGAGAAAGAGGCCGGCGGTTGGCAGGCAGAGCGAGAGCGCTGCGCCAAAGACATCATCTATTGGTTCGACAAGTGGGTTTGGACATACGACCCGCGCTTGGTAGGCAAGCCAGGCGGCGCCTACGTTCAATTCAAGCTCTGGCCGAAGCAGCGCGATATAGTGTTGGGCATCATGGCCCGCATCGCTGCCGCAGAAGAAGGGCTGATCGAGAAGAGCCGGGATACCGGCGCCACCTACCTCACCGCAGGAGTGGCACTGCATCAGTGGCTGTTCAATCCGGGCTTCAAGGCCACGTTCGGCTCCCGCAAGGTTGATTACGTCGACAAGAAGGATAACCCGGACAGCATCTTCGCGAAGATCCGGATCATGATGCGGCGCTTGCCGCCCGAAATGATGCCTGATGGCTTCAATTGGGCGCAGCACGACAATTACATGCGCATCTCCAACCCGGCGACGGGATCGGTGATATCGGGCGAGGGCGGCGAGGATATGGGCCGCGGTGGCCGATCCTCGATGTACGTTGTCGACGAGGCGGCTTTCGTACCGAACGCTGAGACGGTCGAGAAGGCGCTCTCTGGTAACACCGATTGCGTGATCTGGGTCTCGTCGGTCAACGGCATGGGCAATCTCTTCGCCCGCAAACGTCACTCGATCATGAAACCGCATCAGATCATGCGGCTGCACTGGCGGGATGATCCTCGCAAGACTGAGGAATGGGCAGAGGCGAAGCGTAACAGCTTCTCCGACCCCACGACCTGGGCGAGCGAGTACGACATCGACTATAGCGCCTCGGTCGAAGGCATTTGCATCCCGGCGGTTTGGGTGGAGAGCGCCAAACGGCTCATCAATCTGGAGCCTCGACTGAGGCCAAGCAACGAGGTTGTTCTCGGCGGCGACGTCGGTGCAGGCAAAGCGAAGTCGGTCGTCGTGCCAAGGCGTGGGCCGATCGTCGAGACGCCACTCAGCCGCGGTGAACCGGACACGACCGAGACGGCTCTGTGGATGCTGGAGATCGCGACAGAAACTGGCGCGGCTCGCCTCAATTTCGATGCTCCCGGTGTTGGCGCCGGCGTATCGTCGACACTGATGAAAAACCCACGTCGCGGGCTGAAGGTCGTTCCGGTCAATACCGGGCTGCCGCCGACCAAGCGCACATGGCCCGATGGCCGGACCTCAGAGGAGATGTTCGGGAACCTGAAGGCCGAGGTGTGGTGGCTGGCGCGCACGACGCTGCAGCGGACCCACGAGCATGTATGCTGGATAGAAGGCAAAGGCGGGCAGGAACACCCGCTGACCGATCTGCTGGCCTTGCCATCCGGTGATAAGGATTCCGATCAGCTGTGCCTAGAACTGTCCCTCGTCAAGTGGGGCAGAAATGAGCGCGGCAAGATCGTGATTGAAACCAAGGCCGAACTCGCGAGGCGCGGCGTAAAGAGCCCTGACTACGCGGATGCTCTCATGCTGGCCAACGTCGACCCGCCTGTCGAGGCGCCACAAGCCCTATTCGGAACATACGGAGCCCGCTGATGCCAGAAGCAAAGCCGAGCGACGTCAGCTCCGATTACGCCGCTATGAAGCCGTATTGGGACATGGTCGGTACCATCCTGGGCGGCGCTGACGCAATGCGAGCCGCCGGCGTCAAGTACCTGCCGAAATTCCCGAACGAGAGCCAGCCGGACTACGACTTCCGCCGGCAGAACGGCAAGTTCACCAACATCTTCCGCGACATCGTCGAGAACCTGGCCGCAAAGCCATTCTCGAAGGAAGTCGCACTGGGTGACAAGGCATCCGACCGGATCAAGGCTCTGACTGAAAATATCTCGGGGCAGGGCGATCACCTCCACGTCTTCGCCGCAAATTCGTTCTTCCGTGGCATCGCCTATGCGCTCGACTGGATCCTCGTCGACTACACCAAGAACGTCCCGGCCAATGCCACCAAGGCCAAGGAAGCGGAGATCGGCGCCCGGCCGTACTGGGTAGCGGTGCCATGCGTAAACCTTCTGGCGGCCTATTCCGAGATGATCGGTGGCATTGAGACCTTCGTGCATGTCCGTATCAAGGAAGACGTGACAGAGCGCGATGGCTACGGTGAGAAGACGGTCGAGCGTGTCCGCGTCCTCAATCGCGATGTTGTCTTCGATGAGCGGGGCGAGGCGGTCTCTGCCGCGCCAGCTACGTGGGAGCTGCTGGAAAAGGTCGTTGAGGCCAATAAGTCAGAGACGTGGGTATCGAAAGGCTCCGGTCCGATCACGATCGGCGTCATTCCTATCGTGCCGTTTCTCACCGGCCGGCGTGTCGGTCACTCCTGGCGAGTGGTTCCACCGCTCAAGGATGCAGCCTTCCTGCAGATCGAGCACTACCAGCAGGAAAGCGGCCTGAAATATGCCAAGGAGCTGACCTGCTTCCCGATGCTGGCGGGTAACGGCGTCTCCCCGATGATGGGCGAGGACGGCAAGCCGATGCCGGTACCAGTCGGGCCTAAGTCGGTTCTCTATGCCCCGGCCAATGGCGAGGGCCAGCATGGCGAGTGGACATTCATCGAGCCGTCGGCGGAATCGCTGAAGTTCCTCGCCGAAGACGTGAAGCAGACCGAGCAGCAGCTCCGCGAGCTCGGCCGCCAGCCGCTGACTGCGCAGACCGGCAACCTGACCGTCGTCACTACCGCATTCGCCGCTCAGAAGGGCAACAGTGCTATCCAGGCATGGGCGCTGAACCTTCGAGACGCGCTTGAGAATGCGATGAAGCTCACGGCCATGTGGCTGAAGGAAGAGACGGAAGCAGAGGTTCAGGTCCACGACGACTTTGACCTCGATCCCAACGATGAGAAGGGACCGGATTCGCTGCTGAAGATGCGCGGGGCCGGTGATCTGTCGCAGCGCACCCTTTGGAGCGAGATGCGCCGTCGCAACGTGCTGTCTCCCGAGTTCGACCCGAAGGCCGAAGAGCAGGCGATCTTGAACGAGATCCCGGGCGATCCAAGCGACGACGAGCTCGACGCGGCCGTCACTGGTAAGCCGCCAGCTCAGAACGCGGCCTGACGTCAACCAAAACCGAAAGGAACCTCGCTATGCGCTTCATCGGCGTGTTGATTGGCTATCTGTGTATGCCGCTGGTGATGGCGGCACTTCTGCTGTCGCCCCTGCTGGTAGTGCCTGCTCTGTTTGTGCCCGGGTTTACCGTCTTCCGCAAAACGAGCAGCCGGGCAGTCTGGAATATCGCGAGCTATCACAGCCCGCACAGCCTGACGTGGTCTTGGGGGCTGTCGTTGCGACGGCAGCCGACCTTCACTTTTCGGCCATGGGCGCAGTTCCACGGCGGCAACTTCTCGGGGTTCGGTGCAGGTTTCGGCCAGCTCATTGCCTTCAGCGCATATCGCAACAACGGCGGCTGGCAGATCGGATGGTCTCTCCTGTGGCATGAACTGCACCGCAGTCGCCAGCAGCCCATGTGGTTCCGCGATATCTACCGACGGAACGTTGAGGAAGAAGACGCCCAGGCGTCCGCGCGCCGCAGCATCATCGGTATCGATGCGATGGTGAAGGAAGAATATCGCGAAGGTGTGAGCGCCGGTGCAGCGGCTCGCCAGCTCTGCCGGAGCCTCAGCGCCCGCTCGGAGCTCAAGCGCATGCTGGAAGACATGCTCGGCGACGCGAACAAGTCTGCCCATGACCGCTGGCGCATCCTGGATGCCTTCAGCCGGGCGGCTCCGGATGAAGCCGATCTCGCCCGTATGGCCAGCTTTCGATACATGAACAACCTCCCTGATCCTGCCGCGCCGATGAGCGATGGCGAGATCGGAGCTTCTGTCCACTAACCAAACAGTTCAGGCCGCATCGCGGTCCCTCACGTCGCCGGATCATTCGGCGGCGCGACTACCCATGCCCGTCAGCGGACGCAAGAGCGGGCGATCGGAGCGGATGCTCCATAGCGACGGGCGGATGCCCGAGAAAGACCAGCCATGAAACTCAAGACCATCACCCACGAGGGAAAGACCTACGCGGAAGTGCAGGACGGCAAGCCGGTTTACCTGCATGACGACGGCAAGGAGGTCGCGTTCGACGCGCCGACGACCGTCGCCACCATCACGCGGCTGAACGGTGAGGCCAAGGCCCATCGCGAAGCGAAGGAAGCCGCAGAGACCAAGCTGAAGACGTTCGAAGGCATCGAGGACGGCGAGGCCGCCAAGAGGGCGCTTGAGACCGTCAAGAACCTGAAGGACGGCGATCTGGTCACCGCCGGCAAGGTCGAGGAAATCAAGGCTGCTGCGAAGAAGGCGGCGGAAGAGCAGGTTGCTGCCGCAGCCAAGGCGAGCGGCGAGACAATCGCTACTCTCACTGGCGAGCGGGACAAGCTGCAGGCGGACCTCTACTCCGAGAAAATCGGCGGCGCCTTCTCTCGATCGAAGTTCATTGCCGACAAGGTCGCGATCCCGGCCGATATGCTGCAGTCGCAGTTCGGCCAGCGGTTCAAGGTCGAGGACGGCAAGACGGTCGCCTATGACGCCGCCGGCAACAAGATCTACTCCCGCACCAAGCCAGGCGAACTGGCTGAGTTCGACGAGGCTCTCGAAACCATCGTGGACAGCTACGCCCACAAGGATGCGATCCTTAAGGGTACCGGCAACTCTGGCGGCGGCGCTCGGCAAGGCAACGGAAACCAGAACGGCGGCGGCAAGACCATGAGCCGAGCCGAGTTTGATGCTCTTCCGGCTGTCGAGCGCAGCGCGAAGATGGCTGGCGGCTTTACCGTCACTGACTAACACCCAGCACTGCTGGTGAACCTTTGCCGAACCCGGATGGGGGCGGCGATCGGGCTGGATGGCCCAAAACAAAACCCTCATCTTTGAAACGCTGAAAGGAAAGCTCTTATGAGCAACACCATCACCGCAGTGCTGCCGTCTCTCTACGCTGGCCTGCGCCAAGTATCCCGCGAGCTTGTTGGGTTTATCCCCAACGTTCAGCGCGACGTTTCTGTGGAGCGTGCGTCAGTTGGCCAGACTGTCAACGTTCCTGTCGTGCCTGCCGCAACCGGCGGCAACATCACCCCGGCCTCTGTGCCGCCGGATGATGGCGACCAGAGCATGGCCACCATCCCGATCCTCATCGACAAGTCGAAGTACAGCCCTGTGCGTTGGAACGGCGAGGAGCAGCTCGCGCTTGGCGCCGACGGCGTCATGTACAATCGCCTGCTCGCCATGCAGTTCGCCGAATCCATGCGTTGGCTGGTGAACCAGATCGAAATCGACCTGGCTGTCCGCGGTGCGACGAGTGCATCTCGCGCTTACGGTACCGCCGGCACCACGCCGTTCGGCACGGCCGGCGATCTGACCGACCTCGCAGGCCCGAACCGCATCCTTGACCAGAATGGCGCGTCCCAGATCGGCCGCACCATGATCGTCAACTCGGATTCCCGGTTCAACCTCGAAGGCAAGCAGTCGGTTCTCTTCAAGGCAAACGAAGCCGGTACCGATGGTCTGCTTCGCCGCCGCGAGATGCTCGACCTGCAGGGCTTCGGCATGGGCTTCTCCGCCGGTCTCAAGACCGTCACGAAGGGCACGGGCACTGGTTTCCTCGTCAACAACGGCGCGGGCTATCCGATCGGGGCGACTACCATCGTTGTCGATACGGGCACGGGCACCATCCTGGCAGGCGATATCGTCACCTTCGCGGGTGACGCCAACAAGTACGTCGTCAAGACAGCGCTTGCTGGCAACCAGATCGTGCTGCAGGGCCCCGGCCTTCTGCAGGCAGCCGCAGACAATGCGGCAATCACGGTCGGCAACAACTACGCCCCGAACATCGCCTTCAGCCCGGACGGTCTCGTCCTCGCTGCGCGCGCTCCGGCACTGCCGGATCAGGGTGACTCCGCCGAAGACCGCACGACGGTGACCGATACGGTGTCCGGCCTCAACTTCGAGGTCTCGCTGTACAAGGAATACCGCCGCATCCGGTACGAAGTGGCAATGGCCTGGGGCACGGGCGCACCGAACCCTGAGCACATCGCTCTCCTGCTCGGCTGACGCCGGCCGACTGTGGCGGGCTCTCGGGCCCGTCATTTCTTCCCCAACAGCAACAGGAGCCACCGCTATGGCCGATATCGAAACCGTCTCCGTGGAAAGCGGCGACAGCTATGCCATCATCAACAAGTCGGACTTCGACGAGAAGGTCCACAAGCTCTACAAGCCCGGCAAGAAGAAGGCCGAAAAGAAGAGCGACGCGGACACCGCCCGGGCCGATAAGGTCGATCGCCTCAAGGCCGCCTTCTCTGATCACGTCGACACCCTGTCCGATGATGAGCTGAACGAAGCTCTCGATCGCGTCTCGCAGAGCGGCGGCGCACGAAATGACCTGACCCGCAATCCGTCGGGCACGTTCTCCACTCCGACCCCGACCGACATCCGCTATCCGGATAAGGACAAGACTGAGTTCGAGAACAACCACGGCGCATTCGTCGGCAAGTCTGCGGCCGAGATCCGCCAGGACGAGGGCCTTCCTGACGCTCCTGGAGGTCTCGACCCCGATCCGAAACTCGCGGCCCAGGTCGAAGATCAGAAGAAGGCGGAAGAAGCAGACGCCAAGGAACGAGCAAAAGAAGCCGCCAAGGCAGCGAAGTCGAGCAAGTAAGCATCGGCGACAAGCTGGCCTGCTCCTGACTTTAGGGGTGGGCCGTCCCGAACATCTGAGAGGTCGTCATGGTTGATACTGTCCGCGCTAATATCCCGGCTGATTTCGCGCTATCCAAGGGCGACATCATCAAGATCGTTGCCGACGCTGCTTCGAACGGCAAGGCTTGGGTTCTGTCCGGCCACAGCGGCAACACGATCTTCTCGTCCTTCGTGGTTGCCGCCGGCGCAACGGTGACGATCGGCCCGTATAACGTGGCTCGCCGCATGCACATCGAGTGCTACGCTGGAGCCCTCAGCTATGCCAATGGCGATGCGGTCAACATCATGGGCATTACCCAGGCGGCATACGACGCGCTGACCGTGAAGGATGCCAACACTCTCTACGTGATCAACGGGTGAGCTGATGACCCCGAGCTATCTTGGCAGCGCAGCCGTCTCGAAGTCGTACCTGGGTGGAGCGCAGGCGTCGTCGATCGCCCTAGGACAGGGCGGTGGGGTCCTTCCGCCTTGGACGCCAACCCCGGGCGCGCTCGTAGATGCCGACTTCGTCGCCGGTCGATACTATTATAACGGCGTGACCCACCAGTCGCAGAGTGACTGGCTGACGGCGATCGGCGGCATGAAGACGGGCAATGTCATCGTATTTCCCTGGACCGATCAGGACTTCATCGTAATCTGCGAGGCCCGCAAGGCGGCGCCATCGGTCAGCGAATATCTGTACAGCTTCGATAACGATCTTGGAACGAACGCCAGCGTAGTCGTGGCTCTTCACAATTCGGCGAATTCGCAGATCATACAGCAGGTTCGCGCATCAAACACCACATTGGCGAGCACGAGCCTTGGGCCCTATAGCCTCGGCCGGACCCTCAAAACCGTCCAGTCCGTCAAATCTCAAGCATTCTTCGCTGCTATCAACGGTATAGGCGGTGCTTTTGCGACCCCCGGAAGCGCAGCGCTACCTGCAATAACGAAATGCCGTATCGGCGGAGGCTATGCGTCGGGACAGGAATGGAGCGGCGAAATCTACCGCTTTACGATAATCCCGACCCCTCTGCTCACCAGCGAGGCGGCTATCGGCACAGCTTACAGCGTTCCAAACTGGAAAGCGCTTATTGAGGGTGACAGCTACGGAGATGGCTCGAACAACGTAGGTGTGATATCGCGCCTTGCGGTTCTCTCGCGTCAGCAAATCTATCCGTCAGCGATCGGCGGGTCTACGATCACAAATGTCCGGGATCGCATTCTAGCCCTGAGTGCATCGGTAAAAGCATTGCCGACTGCGATATGGGATGGTGACGCGAATGGCTACTCGACCGCAGCGGCATATCTCGCAATCTACGATCAAGCGGTGCAGGCACTTGGACACAGCCGTTTCGTGGTAATTCCGCCGACGATCAGGACGCCGCTCACGGAGCCGGACAAGACGGCCTATCGCGATATTACGGCAGGACTGAAGGCGGCCTACCCCAACAATGTCGTTGATGCGATGCCGATCCTGATCGCCAATGGCGACCCGGTCGCCGACGCTGCTGACATCGCGGCAGGTTGCGTTCCGACGAGCCTTCTCCAGGCGGGCAACGTGCATCTGAACGATGCAGGTATGAACCCCGTCATGGCCGCTGTATATGCTAAGATGGCCCCTTGGATGTCGTGATCGAATTGTGACGCAAAGCTGATCTGCTTAAGAGTCACGCGCGTCTTCACTGTCCTTCTCTTCAGTCAGCCTGTCACGGAGCGCCATCAGCTCCTCGCCGTTGCTTTTCACCACCGCGCGCAATATCTCGGAAGGAATGCCACCACCGTTTTGGTCAATCGCCGCGATCGACGTTGCAAATTGGATGATAAGCCGCGCGGTCGCGACGCTAGCGTTGCTCGACAGAGGCGGTAGGTAAACCGTCGCCGTAGACCTATCCAGGGTCTCGCCGTCTGAAACAGGCGTTTCTCGAGTGGTTAAAAGGACATCGCCACCGTTGTGCTGAACGTCCTGGACGATTTTCGATAGATCAGCGGCTAGATTTCCGACGTCTTTAATTTTGGAATCGGTCTCGGTATCGCTGCCAAACGCCTTCAACACTTTTTCTTTGAGCAACTCGTAAAGGTCGCCTGCCATTTTGTCTGCCAGCCAGAAGGTTAGTCCAAAGGCGATTGCTTTCCATTCAGCGTACGAGGCAACCCACTGTAATACATCGTTCGGACCGGCCAGTCCGAAGGACTGGGCTCGAACGGGCTCCACTCTCAAATTCTTTGCCAAGGTTAGTGCAAGCTGATCGGCATCAGACTTCCATGCGTCGTAAACAAAACCAACAGCGATGGTCATATCATCCTCCCAGGGTTCCAACCAAAACTGGAGGAAGATCTGAGGGAAGTCGAGTCCGGGCTTTGAATTGCCCGTCGCTCCCCCGCCGGACTTGAAATGGCTAGCAGCTCCGTTCATGTTTCCAAACAGTTCAAGGATCGACTGGGTGAATAATGATCGATGAGCATCTCGAAACAGTAAGGATTGTGAGGGAGGACTTGGAATTCCTCGCTTCGTTGTCATCCACTTCAGCTACGGAAGCCAACGTCCGGCATGCCAGTGTGTTGCTACGTCGCTTACTGAACGAAGACCTTCTGATAGCAGCTTGGAAAATATTGAGGATGGAGCCGAGGCATCCGTCAATAACAGCGTTTGTCATTGAAGAGCAACCACATGGCTCAGAGTTCCAGCCTCACACCGTTTGGAACGGTGGTGGTATTACAGCGGGCGGACAAATGGTCTCACTTCAGATTGGTAGAGGGGCCGTGTCCGACCAGGAACTCAAGCGCTTGTCGAGCTTGAAGGAGCCGACGACACCTCGATTGCTTCCACTCGATCATTTCAAGCAATCGGCTGCGTTGATCATCGACGGACAAAAGGTGTCTAGGCGGCAGTTCATAGACTACATGGCAAATAAAAGGGGCGGGGTGCACCTCGATCGCGGGCGAAATAGGAAGAAAGACGACGAAGTCTTCAAGAAGCTCGACCAAGCGGGAAAAGAGACAAACATCATGAATGGTATGGGTCCGGCATTCTATCAGGTGCTCACAATCGCACAGGCCTTGGTGGACGCTAATGACGTGAAAAGGCTTCTAAAGGAGGCCGAGGATTTGGCAGCCCAACACCCCGCCGGCCCGTCATCGAGTCCCATTTTAGGTGTATCGCATTGATCAAAGAACGAAGACCACGCAAAGCCAGAGCAGGCCGAATAGCGAAAGACAATGTTCCTATGTTCAGTTGGTGGTTCTCAACTCTGCGGCGCGCGCGGAAGTGATCAACGCGCTCCAATTTGCAATCATGATAGCCGGGATGATCCTGATCGTCTCCCCGGCGGTGGTGTTCTGCCGCAAGAAGGGCCGATCTGAGTTGCGCCAGAAGTTGGAACCTGTTTACGCGTTCATCGGCGTCGGCTTAATAGCAGCCTTCATTGCTCTAGAAGTGATCAAGACACTCAGCTAACTCCCCGCCGCCCCATCATCTAATACGTCCCGATTAGCTCTAAATTGCATTTGCTAACCCCATCCCCTGTCGCCGTAACATCCTCCGGTGACTTGAATTTCAGGAGGGTATCATGAGAACAGTTATACTGGGTTTCGCAGTAGCATTCGTAGGTTCCCAGGCGCTAGCAGCGGGGGCAATGACTGGAAAAGAACTGAGCGCACTCCTTGCCGGAGGCAAGGATCTGACACTGGGCGGACCAACTGAAGGTTACAGTGGCGAACTGCACGTTATGAAGGACGGAAGTGCCAACGGCCAGGTTAAGCTGAAGAGCGGTGACGTAATCCCGATCGAAGGCAAATGGGAGATCAAGGGAAACAAGTTCTGTCGTACCTGGAAAGGTGGACGCGACGCCGGCAAGGAAATTTGTGAGACCTGGGTAAAGTCTGGACCCAATACGGTTCACGCCATGAATGGAAAGAAGGATCTGGGGGTAAACTCCTGGCACTGAGTTGCTATCGCAGCGCCCGTCATCCCGAAACCGCCGTCCCTGTTACTAAGCACGGACGGCGGCTCTTGCACCCGGTACCAATCGGGGCTCCCTTGCTACGAAATTGGGGGAGCAATGGAAGGCTAGCGGAGATCGGCCCGGCTGGCTTTCAAGAATTTGATATTTTGTTAGCCAGGACCCCACCGCCCCATCATCGTCGGTTCCCATGCCACAAAATCAGGAGAGCGAAGCAGGAATATCGGTGGGCCATCTCATCGAGTTCCAATAATTTGGTGTACTTCAAGATTTTGAGGTTTTGTTTAGCCTCGCTCAGTCGTTATTGTCAGTTATGAGTGCATCCCAATCTATAGAGATTACTAGTCCTTCCACACGGTTCGCCCCCGTAGGTAGATGTATTTACTGCGGCGCCACAGAAGCCCGTTTGGACAAAGAGCACATCATCCCCTTCGGCCTCGCTGGCAACGCGCTCGTGCTGCCCGCAGCTAGTTGCGTCAAATGCGCGGAGATTACTAGCAAAATCGAAACGTTCGTACTTCAAAGGCAAATGATCGAGATGCGGACCGCGCTCGGCCTGCCTACGAGGAAGAAGAAGAACCGTCCGACGAAGTTTGAGTTGTACACCTCATCATCCGGGGATGGATCTTTTCTCGACGCCGTAGGCCAGTCTGTCGACGTGACACCCCAAGATTTCCCTTGGGCGTTTAATGGACTGATGATGGGGCCGGCGGGCTTTCTGCTAGGTTCTCCGCCGTTCCAGCCTTTACCGTGGGAGTTTTTCTCAACGGGGCCAACCGTTAACCGTACCGAGAAGAAGACGAGAACACATTTTGAGGCGGTCAGGGTCGGTCAGCTAAACCCTTATATGTTCGCACGGTTTTTGGCAAAGATAGCTCATTCGTATGCCTTTGCTCACCACGCTCGCATGGAGCCTATGCTGTTGGATCTGATCTTTGGAAAGACCGATGGTTCGTTTCGCTATTGGATTGGAGGCGATTCAACGGCTCAGCCAAGACAGGACGGAAAGTTGCATCATGTTTCTCTTCGGACAGTCACACGGGGTGGCAGCAACTACGTATTAGCGACGATCCACCTTTGCCGTATGCTTGGAACACCGGTCTATCATGCTGTGGTTGGCCGGGTTTCTTGATGTGACACCCCGCCGCCCCATCATCTGTTCCAGATCGAGTCAACACCGCGGCGCGAGCTTCTTCGCTTTTCGCCGCTCGTGGCGGTTCTGTTTAGGCTTTGTAGGCGGCAGTGGGCCGACTTCGGGAAGTGCTGGGAAGCGCGGGTAACTCCTTATCGTCTCGGTGATGGCAGGCTTCGGTGCGTAGTTGTTGATCACAACGGTAGGCTCGTTGCCGCTCATCTTTGTGGTTATGATCGCCCCAATGATCGGCGCGAGTACCGCGAATATCTGAAGCTTCTCCGATCGCGTGAGGTTCTTAAAGAAGGAAAACCTGCTCGGCGCTATTTCTGCGGCTGCCTCGGCGGCTGCCTCTGCGCTAATCTCTTTGGCTTCATATTGCCTGGCAATCGACTGAAGCGCTCGCAGCGCTTCGATGGAAATGTCGGCACTAAGTAACAGATCAAGTCCAGTCAAACTTGTAGTATAATCGCCAGGGATGATTTCGGAAGGTCGACCGCATTGAGGGCAGCTGACAGAGGAATTTTTAATCGTGATACGAGTGTTGGGCCCCGCATCAATTAGGTTAGTAGCCGCGAAAAGCCCGTGTTGAGCACAAAATGCTGGTATTGGAAGTGGCGCCATGGTTCCCCCTTTCCGCTAGAAAACCAGCGTCTCAAGCAAGAGTCGAGTCCCGCGTTAGGCTTACGACCCCACCGCCCCATCATCGTGTGATGGGCAACAGAACCCTTTCGAGCCGCTCTACGAGGGCGGCTTTTCTCATGGAGATAGCCATTGGCTCTGATCGTTGAAACAGGCGCCGGCCTGCCGAATGCCGATGCGCTGATCTCTGTTGATTTCGCGGACACCTATCACCAGGCTCGCGGCAACGCGACGTGGACCGGCGATACCGCACTGAAGGAAGCCGCCATCCGTCGGGCAACGTCTTTCATGAGCGTGTCCTACGCCTGGGCAGGGAACCGCACCAAGGGCAGGGCCCAGGCTCTCGCATGGCCACGCGCTGGTGTCGAGGACGAGGAGTGCTACGGCATTCCCATCGACGAGATCCCGATCGAGGTGAAGAACGCCACGGCAGAGATTGCGCTTCGCGAGCTCGTCTCACCTGGCAGCATGAACCCGGACTTCACCGCATCAGCAGCTGTTAAGCGCGAGAAGGTCGGCCAGCTCGAAGTCGAGTACGCCAATTCGTCTATCTCCGCCGACGCTCAGCGGCCGGTCCTGATGGCGGTGCGCGACATGATTAGCCAGTTCCTGAAGAAGGGCGCGGGCAACGTGCTGGCTGGCGAAGCATATAGGGTGTGACATGCCTAAATCCGTATCGCTCACAGTTCACCGAAATAAAGTCGAGAACCGCCGCAAGCGTGACTTGTCCAAGACACTGCGGTCTAGCGTGGAGCACATGGTCCGCGAGCAGGATATCCGCGCCTATGCTGTTGTCGGCATCGCAGCGGACGGAAAGGCCTACACCCTATGGGATACCGGCGCTGTACTGCCAATGTGGGCATTTGCTGACACGGTCGCGCATGTGTTGCGTGAGGATATCCGCGAAAGTGGAATTGAGGACGACTGGCGGCCGACATTGAAAGTGGGCGGGTCTCGCTGATGGCAAACCCGCTCTACACCCGCCTGCAGGCCACCGCTCAGCGTTTGCTGACGAAATACGGGCAGGCAGGCATTATTCGTCGCATCGCGCCGCCAGATCCGGTTAACGGAGGTGATGGCACCCAAACGGACTATCCATGCCGGATGTTCCCGGCGTCCTATGACCGACGCTACGTCGATGGCACGACCATCCTTGCGTCCGATAAGCAAATTTACATCGGATCAATAGGGCTTGGTGTTTCGCCGCAGGTTGGCGATCTTGCGATCGGCGCGGACGGCACGGAGTACCTCATCGTCGATGACGATCCGAACAACTACGACGGCGTTACCAATGTCGTCTTCATCTGCCAAGGAAGGACAGCCACATGACCAAAGTGCTCCTCAAGCGCTCCTACAAGGGCCGCAAGCCGGGTGAGATCCTCGACCTTCCGGAGACGGAGGCGAATGGCGTTCAGACGCTCGGGCTGGGTGAAATCCTCAAGGAAGAAGAGCAGCCGGCGCCGAAGGAAAAGGCCAAGAAGGATGCTGCCGAGTGATCAACGGTCAGGTCTGTCTTGTCCGGGGTGTCGTTCCCGATGGGGCTGCCGTGAGTGCGCTCTCGGGCGCCTTTGCGGACGATCGTTTCAGACGCCATTCTGTTGCCGCCGAGCATGAAAGGCAGAGTCTCAAGACATACAGGCTGATCGCCACTGCGTATGGTCTCGTGATCGCGTTCGTGCTCTTCTGCCTTGTTCTTACCCTGGCTGCCCGCTGATGCCATCTCTCCGCCAGCAGCTTGCCGACCTTATCGAGGGCCTTTCGCCGGCAATGGAGAAAGCCTTCATGGAAGCGGTCGCCGATATCAAGTCGGAGATCGTCTTGCGCGAGGTCGTAAGCCGTCTGGAAGCGAGAGACATCCAAGGAGCTATCGAAGCCCTGCACATCGACCCGGCGGCGTTCCAGCCGCTGTCTGAGGCATTGCGGCAGGCTTTCAATCAAGGCGGCCTGATCACCTCGCAGAATATGCCGCGCCTAGCTGATACGCTCGGCAACCGCGTCGTCTTCCGCTGGGATGTGAGCAACCAGGGCGCCGAAGCGGTCATCCGTGACCTCTCGTCGACGATGATCACCAACATCACGGCCGACACCAGAGACATGGTGCGGGAGAAGATCGAGACCGCCTATGCCAAGGGGCAAGGGCCGAACACGATCGCTCTCGATATCGTCGGCCGCGTCAATGCAGTGACCAAGCGCCGGGAAGGCGGACTGATCGGCATCACGTCCAACCTGGCTCGGACAGTAGAGAGCGCACGCACTGCGCTTGCTACGGGCGATATCGACGGCATGAAGCGTTATCTGACGCTCGCCCGCCGTGACAAACGCTTTGACCGGCAGGTGACGAAGGCGATCAGGGAGGAGAAGCCGCTTCCCGCCGATGTCGTTGCACGGATCACCGGCAGGCTGTCGGATCGCTATGTCCAGCTGCGCGGCGAGACGATCTCGCGAACCGAAACCACGATGGCCGTCATGTCGGCCAAGCATGAAGCCTTCCTGCAGGCGCTGTCGAAGGCGAACCGGGATGCCAGCCTCGTCACCCGCAAGTGGCGATCGGCGGGTGACAATCGCGTCCGGCACACTCACGCCGTGCTGAACGCACAGGAAGTCACCGGTATGGATATGCCGTTCCAGTCGCCATCGGGCGCGCTTCTGCGGTTCCCGGGCGATACAGGGCTTGGCGCTGGCGCTGGTGAGGTGATCGGCTGCCGGTGTGATGTCGAATACAATTTCAACTTCGCCGAGGCGTATGCGCGCTCGCGGGGCGCTGATGTCCACTGAAAGCCTATCCTTCGCCGCCCAGGTCACAGAATGGGCCAAAGCTGAGCAGGAGCGGCAGGAAGCGATATTTCAGACGGCCGCGCAGGAAGTCGCCAACGAGGTCAGGGTTCCGGTCTCCGAGGGCGGAAGAATGCCCGTAGATTTGGGAAATCTTCGCCGCTCTCTGATGGCGTCAACATCCGACATGCCTGCCATCCAGGAAGGCAAGGCAGAGTTTCAGGACAGCGGCATCGAGATGATCATCGCGGGCGCGGAGCTGGGCGAGACGGTCTATCTCGGCTTTCAGGCCGCCTATGCCGCGCGCATGAACTACGGCTTCGTCGGGACCGACAGCCTGGGCCGAACCTACAATCAGACGGGCTTCGGCTTTGTTGATGCTGTCGCGCAGCGCTGGCCGCAGATCGTCCAGCAGGCCGAGGCTACGGTTCGCGGTCGCTTTGATCGAGCTTAGCGCCCTCAGTGAGCGTCAGGAACGCGGTCTGGATGATCGTTAAGTCTCGGATCGCCATCGATAGAACGTCTTGAGCGTTCTTCGTCCGCACGGTGCGGTTCAACAACAGCGAAAGCGACTGGTGCAGGAGGTCATACACCTCTTCGTCGCTGAGTGGTTTATCGGCCATGGGCCAAGGGTTAGCAGATGGCCGACACCGTTGAAATGAAAATCTACCAGGCGCTGGTGCTGAGGGCGCAGGCTTTCACGCCTCCTGCCGGCGTCACGGTCGTTCTGCCCGGCGTCGCCTTCACTCCGACAGCGCAAACAAAGTTCGTCAGCATCGAGGTCCACTTCAACCGTTCGATCGAGACCGACCTTTCGCTGGTCATGGACCCGATCCGGCAGGGCTTTCTCCGGGCTAACGTCATGTGGCCGAAGGGCTCGGCCATCGTCGATGCCTACAATCTCGCTGGCCAGCTGCGCGATCACTTCCGCCGCGGCACCAAGCTCTATCGCACGGACACACAGGTCCGCGTCGATGAGGATCCGGAAATCGGCGTCCTGATGACCGGTGACACGCATCACACCATTCCGCTGACGGTTCGTTGGAACTGCCAGCCTCAAGTTCCGGCCTGATTGGCCTGCCTCATAGCACCTTAGGCAAGTGCACAATCAGACATGAGAGGAAATGAGCATGGGTCAGCTTTACCCAGTGGCGAACAGCCATATTGATATTGGCGCGGCCGTTAGCTTCGTCCCTGAAGATGCGGACCTCGACGCAACCGATTTCGCATCCACCGTTTGGACCGAAATCGGCGGCTGGCAGAACATGGGCGCGATCGGCGACAGCAAGACGCTGATCTCCGAAGACATCATCAACTCCGGCCGCACGCTGAAGGCTGCTGGGACCAAGAATGCCGGATCGATGCAGAACAGCTTCATCATCCAGCCGGCTGACCTTGGCCAGATCGCCATGATCGCCGCATCGAAGACCAGCTATAACTACCCGTTCCGGGTTCGCTTCGATGACGCGCCGCCGGTTCGCACCTCTGTCGCCACGATCTCGATTGCTGCGCCTGGCGTCATCTCCTGGACCGGCCACAACCTGGTCGTCGGCCAGAAGGTCAAGTTCTCGACGACTGGCGCGCTCCCGACCGGCCTTACGGCTGGAACGGAATACTTCGTCAAGACCGTCCCGGACGCCAACACTTTCACGGTTTCGGCCACGAATGGTGGCACGGCGATCACCACGACGGGCACTCAGTCTGGCGTCCATACAGTCGCTACCGTTCCCACGGGCTCGCAGAAGCTGTTCTACGGCATCGTGATGAGCGCGCAGGAGCAGGGCGGCGGCGCCAATACGGCTCGTCTCTTCCAGCCGACGATCGAAATCAACAGCATGATTGTCGACGTGCCGGCGGCAGGTGCTTGATGGCCAAGGAAAATGACGTTCTCGACCTCTCCTATCTGTCGGACTTCGTGCGCCGACAGAACGAAGGCATCGATCACAAGATCGTTCTTCCAAACGGCAAGGAGATGGGGCTGACGATTAAGATCGTAGGTCCAGACTCCGACCGTGCAGGTAAGGCGATCAGCGCCACGCAGCAGGAGTTCGCTGCCCAGGCGACAAAGATCGAGACTGACGATCAAGAGGAAACCGAGCGGTCCCGACGGTTCGCCTACGCCGCCAAGTGCTGTGTCTCAATGACGCCACCGGTCATCAAGATCGGTGAAGAGGAGTTCAAGGCGAACGAAGACGACTTCCGCCGCCTCTTCACGAAGATGCGGTTCATCGGCGATCAGGCTTACGGGCATGCGATCTCTCGATCGGATTTTATCGAAAGCTGACCGAGGCGCTATGCCAGTGCGTTCGTGATCAGCACGATAAGAAGCCCATCAAAATACCCGCAGCCGGTGACCACATCTGGCGATGGTTCAAGGAATTGGACCGTGCCAGGGCGGGCACCGGCTTCGGGATAAATCCCATTGCCTGGCAAGAGATCGATGCTTGGGCCCGGCGCCGCAAGGTCGATCCTTCGCAGTGGGAGATAGACGCGCTCATCTCACTGGATTCTGTGCGCGTCGAACTCTTCTACTCGTCGCAAAAGACGGGTGAGGAAGAGCAGCAAGTTTCCGAGCGCCCGCTCACTTCTCGCCTCTTCGATGCGCTTTTCCCTGCAAAGAGAAAGTAACCCATGACGACAGCCACACTCGGCTTTGCGATCGACAGTTCGCCAGCCGCTAAAGCCGCGTCTGATCTCGACGCACTGGTAACGGCCGCTGGTCGTACCGAGAGTGCGGCTGATCGCATGGGGTCGAGCGTGTCCCGCGCTGTTACGCGAATCAGTGGTGCAGGGGCGCAGATCAACCAGCAGCTAGGCAAGGTCGCCAATGACGCCGAGAACCTTGCTCGCCGCATTGACCGGGCGCTGAACGTTCGATCGAGCTTTGGCGGCGCCGAGCGCGGCAAGGATATCGCTGCCTATGGGCAGGAGCTTGACCGGCTTCGCGGCAAGTTCAATCCCGTCTTCGCAACGCTCAACACGTACAAGACCACTCTGGCCGAGATCCGGCAGGCTCATAAGCTCGGGGCCATATCCTCCGATGAGATGGTCTCCGCCATTGGGCGCGAACGTCAGGCTGCACTCGCCAGCGTTCAGGCACTTAAGAACCGCCAACAGGCCATGGGCGGCGGAGGTGGTGGAAACGCTTCAAACCGGCGCCAGGTCCTGGGATATCAGGCTTTTGACGTTGGTCAGGGCCTAGCCTCCGGCATCCCGGCGCAGATGATCCTTGCCCAGCAGGGCCCGCAGATCGCCCAGCTCTATGCAGGGCAGGGCGGAGTGAAGGCATTGCTCGGTGACGTCGCATCGGCCGCGACTGGCGCCGTGAGCGCTGTCGGCGCCCTGCCACTTGCTCTTGCCGCTGCTGGCACTGCCGCGGTCATGTATGCCCAGCGCAATGAGGTATCGCTCAAGTCGGCAGACGAGATCCTTGAGAAGCACCGGGCGAACATCGAGGCGCTTGGAGATGCCTATGGGACCGCCGAAAGGAAAGCGCAGTCCTATACGGCCGCAGATCGCGCGGTCGCGAATGCTTCGACACAAGGCAGCCTCGAAAAGCTGAATAAGCTGCAGGTTGCCTCTGCTCGCGACCTGCGCCTTCAGTTCGGCAGCATGCAGACACCGGGCAGGGGCGGACAGGCATTCTTTAACCTGTTCGGCGACTACAAGCCCTTCAAGGAAGCGTTTGACGATCTCGACAGCGGCATCCGTTCGGGTAGGGTCGAGGGCGAGAAGTTCATCGATACCGTCTCCAAGATCGGTGCGCAGAACCCGAAATATGAGGAGTTCGCCGCCAAGATCCTGAAGGTTGCCCAGCAGTTCCTTCAGATCAACAAGGAGGTCTCGACCACCAAGGATTTGCTGACGCAGATTGGCAATCTCCCCACGTTGGACCCTCTTGGCGTCTTTAATTCGCAGCGCCAGCTTGATGAGCGCGCCGCGCGCACGCCTTCGCAGACGGAACAGCGCCAGTCTCGGATGGATGCCTACCGGCTTCAAACCTTCGCCCGTTCAGCAGCCGAGCGTGAAGCCGCAGCACGCGCCGTAGCCTCTTCGCAGTTCGACCCGAACGAAAACCCAACCGATCGCGAGAACCGCATCGCTATGGCTGGGTACGAATCCCGCCTGGCGTCGGAACGGCAGCTGAAGGATGCACAGCGCGAGCGTGCTGCCAATCTCAATCGAATGGTCGGCGACCAGCAAATTGAGATCGACCTTATCGGCAAGACCGGTGGCGCTGCTGCAGGCCTGCGAAAGGAATATGAGCTTATCGCCAACCTCAAGGCTGAGGCGGCCCGCAATGGTGAGCAGGTTGATCAGGCTGAAATCGAGGCGATCAAGACCAAGACCGCTGAATATGCCAAGTACGTCGACCTGCTTAACCAGCGCCGGTTTGAATTCGACTTCGGCAAGACAGTGAGCGATTCCCGGCTATCCGATCGCAACCGGCAGATCGTCACGACGCTTCGGCAGTATGGTCTTTCCGAAGACCTCAATAGCCCAAATGCCTCAATGATCGGCAAACAGTATGACTGGCAGCAGGCGAAAGACCTCGCGAAGGGCTTTGGTGATGCGTTCAGCAATGAACTCGTGTCAGGCAGCCACAACATCGGAAAGAGCTTCCTGAAAGGCTTCGAGGCAGCGCTTAGCAGTTCTGCATCAAAGCTGTGGGAGAAGTTCTTCGACGGCATTGGCAGCATGTTTGCGGATTGGGTAACGGGTTCGAAGGGGAGTGCCGGCTCTGGCGCTGCCAGTGGTGTTAGCGCCGTAGCCTCTGCCGTAATGGGCGGCGCCGCCAATGACAACAACGGCAAGGCGCCGGTCATCCCCGTCACCCGGGCGCCGCTGGGCGATATCGCCTCTTATATCAGCAATGCGGCTGCCGCCCGCGGCATCGATCCAGACATCGCGCTCCGCGTTGCAAAGTCCGAAGGCGGCCTCAGCAGCTGGAACATGCAGTCGCTCTACAAGAAGAACGGCGTGCAGGAGCCATCTTTCGGACCATTCCAGCTCTACAAGGGCGGCGGCCTTGGCAATGATTTCATGGCGAAGACAGGGCTTGATCCGGCTCTCGCCGCCAATGGTCCGGCCGGCGTAGACTTCGCCCTTGATCACGCATCCAAGAATGGATGGGGCGCGTGGTATGGTGCGGGCAGGGCTGGGATCGGCGACTTCGAGGGCATCGGTACCGCCAGCAAAAGCGCTACAGACGCGGTCAACAAGATGGCCGGATCGGCGGGTACCGCGGCGGAAGGGCTCAACAAGTTGGGCGGCGGGCTGTCACAAGCGGGCCAGTCCCTTGCGTCTGGGGCGGCCGGCGGCGGTGGTGGCCTTCTTTCCGGGCTGTCTTCGATCGGTCAGAGCATCTTCGCATCGTCGGCCCAGTTTGCAAATGCCTGGAAGCTTGGCGGCATTGGTCTCTATGCCGATGGCACGAACTACGCGCCGGGCGGCATGGCGATCGTTGGCGAGCGAGGCCCTGAACTGGTCAACCTTCCGCAAGGCTCTCAGGTGTTCAACACCAACAGGAGCCGCGACATGATGGGCGCCAACGGCAACACCCCGCCCGCCCAGCAGCCGAAATATGACATCCACGTCTATGGCGGCTCTGGCGATGATCACATCCGTGGTCTCGTTCAGCAGGGAATCTCGAACGCTGATGCGGCCAGAAGCGACCAGATGCGCCGTGGCGAATTCGGTGTCATGCAGCGCCGGTATTCGAACCAGAAGGGTTAAGGATGGCTCAGTACACCAATAACCCGACTGTGCCGGTTCTCTACCTGCGCCCGAAGCGCTCGTCCTTCGATGTGGTCGGCAATTCCATCGATGGTGGGGTGAATGGCGCCGGTGAAACGATCTCGATCGAGATGAGCGGCGGTGGTCGGGTGAAGGCCATCTATGAGCAGTGCGTTCTCCAGGCTGACGATACCGAGCGCTTCGAAGTCATCAACTGGCTGGGCGCGCGCGGCAACGGCGGGTTCCGGTTCTTCAATGTGCCGCTGATCACCGATGCCTGGGGACCGTTCCCGTTCGTCCGCACCAAGCGCCGGCCGATCATCGGCGGTATTCCGCATTCGGACGGCGCGTTGTTCTCGGACGGTTCCGGCTATTCGCAGGCCACCGTATGGGGTGAGATCACAGACGCTGCCGGGCTCGGTGCCGGCCAGCTCGCCATGCGCGTCTATGGCGCCGACAGGCTGCTCCGGTGGTCAGACTGGTTTTCGATCTACCATCCGACCAAGGGCTGGCGCGCTTATCGATATTGGGAGAGCAACAAGACAGGCGAGGGGAATGTCGATCTTGGCGGCTACACCGTCTCCTATGTCGACTATCTGCTCGGCATTGGCCCGGCGCTGCGCGAGGCAGTAACGGCAGGCACTCGTGTCGAGCTCGCTCGCCCGTTGTGTGTCATGAAATTCCCGACTGGCTTCACCCTGCCGCTTGATGTCGATGGCTGGCTGCAGTCGCGGCCGAATCTTCAATTCTCGGAAGCGTTCTGATGGGTTGGGTGCCTGACAACATAATCGCGGAAATGCGAGGGAGCCATCAGCTCGGCATTTTCCTGCGCGTCGATACCGATCCGGCACTGCACATATGGTTCGGGGTCAGCGACATTCCTGCGAATTTCGATAGCATCGACCCGGATGGCACGGTCTATCTAGGCGGTGGCGTGCTGATCGGAGTTCCAACGCTCGAAGTGCTGGTCAATGGCACGGCTGACAACGTCGAGTTCTCGATCTCGGGCATAGACCCGGCGACGGGTGCCAAGATGATCGACAGTCTTCCGGCCGTTCGCGGTGCGGAAGTGATGCTCGGCCTCACCACGCTGGACCAGTATTTCCAGCCGATGAGCGCCATCATCCCGATTTGGCCCGGCGTAGCTTCGCATGTCAGCGAGGCAAGCAACGCGGTGGCCGAAGGCGACAGCCAGAGCCTGACACTTTCGCTCTCGGTGGTTTCCGGCGAAGCAACACGCTCACGCGCTTCCGCATCGCTCTGGTCGGGCGCACATCAGAAGGCGATCTCGCCCACCGATAAGTTTTGCGACGGCACATCTCGTCTTGCCCGCGGCGTCCAGCCCGAGTGGCCGCATTTCAGCTGAGGCTCAATGAACCTTCACGATTTCCTTTTCAGGTTGCCTCATCGGTTTCAGTGGGGCGGCGCAGGCAAGCCGCATCCTCGCGACCCGAACGGCTACGCCTATAACGACTGCACGACCTTTTGTGCATCGTGGGCAGAAAACCTGACAGGCATCGATCCGGCACGCGATCTGCGCGGCACTTATGCCACAGCGGTCGGCGCGCATCGGATCATCGCGAACGCAGGCGGCATCGTGCCTTTCTTTGCCTCGAAGCTCGAGCCGCTCGGTTTTGGGCGCGTCCACGATAAGGAGGACGGCGACATCGCGATTATCGAGGCGTTCGCCGGCATGGATGGCGAGGTGCGGCAGATTGGCGGCATCGCTTTCGGCCCTCTCTGGGCGGCGCTGGCGCCATCGGGTGTAGCGGCAAAGCATGCGCAGCAGATCGCGTCTTGGAGGCTCTCTGCATGATGCTCCGGCACACTTTCGAAAGCGCGTCGAGCGAAGAGATAGATCGCCTCGTCCGCCGTCAGCATCTGTCGTCGAGCACGACGTTTCGGTCGGTTCCGGAAGAGCTTCACGATCCGATCTTCACACCGCTGTTCACGAGCCTCTTCACGAGCCTGGGCTTGACCGCAACAGCCGCAGGCGTGGCTGCGACCGTATCGACGGCAATTGTCACGACTGCTCTATCGATCGGCCTGCAGATGCTCCTGGCGCCGAAGCCGCCGACACCTGAAGACGGAAAGATACCGCTCACGCAGCCGTTGCCCTATCGACAGTGGATGGTCGGACGCAATCGGGTTGCGGGCGCCATGATGCTCTGGGATGCCAAGGGCAACGCCCTCTGCGCCGTCCAAGCCATTGCCGGTCACCGCATCAAGTCGGTCAACCGGTTCTACCTGCATGACGACGAGGTCACGCTTGCAGCGGGCGGCTACGTCAACGGCCTCGGCAGCCGGTACGGCAACAACCGCGCTCAGATCTTCTATCGCCTCGGTCTGGTGCCGGAGACCGCATATTCCGAAATCGTCAACATCATGGGCGGTGATGGGGTGTGGACGAGCGCGCACCGCGGTGACGGCCAGGCATCGTTGGGGATGATCGCGCTCAATTCAAGCGAAACGAAACAGCAGAAGCGCTTCCCCTACGGTGCGCCGCGACTCTCGGTCGAGGCGGATGGTGCCTACATCTTCGACCCTCGGGACCCGGCGCAGAGCGTCAGCAACCCGAACACATGGACATGGAGCCGCAATTCGGCGCTGATCATCCTGTGGCACCTCTGCTTCAACCCATTCAGCTATCGGCTCGATTATACCAAGGCGATTCTTCCCGTCGTCGACATGTGGAAGGAAGAGGCTGACATCTGCGACGAGAACGTCCCGCGCGCCGGGGGCGGAAGTGAGAAGCGATACGAGTGCAACGGCTTCGACACGACCGAGAACGGGCCAAAGGCCGGCCTCAACGCGATGCTGGCGACCTGTGACGGCCATCTGGTCACACGGGGCGACGGCGCCCGCATCCTAACGGTCGGCAAGTTCCGTGAGAGCCGCTGCGTCACGCTCGACGATCGCGACATCATCGGCCACCGGGTCAACTATGACGTCCTTTTCGAGGATGAGACAAACCGGATCGTTCCGAAGTTCACCTATCCGGACACGGATTATACGACCAGCGATACGGACTTCTTCGAGGATGTTCCGGCGCAGCTCGCCGCGGGACGTGTGCTGAGCCAAGAAGCCAACTATCAGTTCTGTCAGCAGTGGCGGCAGGCCCGACGTCTCGGCAAGCGGGACTTCCTGCGCGAGCGCCAGAAGGTGAGAGGATCGATCGACGTTCGGCTGTCGGGCATTAACTCGGTCTATGCTCGGTGGGTGAGGCTTTCCACACCCATCCGCATGCCGAAGCTTGATGGCTCGATCGTCGAGAACAGGCATGCGGTGCTGTCGATCACCCGCGGCGGTTTCTCGATGGACATCGTGCAGAACCCGCCCGATATCGACAATTGGACGCCAGCAACCGACGAAGGGCAGCAGCCTCCCGTTCCGCCGAAGGCGAATGCCTCGGATATCGTCACGCCAGTCATCAACCTTGTACAGGCGAAGCCGAGCGGGAGCAGCGTCTATATCCGCGTGGTCATCATCGATCCTGCCGACGACAGCCTGACGCCGGCAGTTCGATATCGGTTGGCAGATGCGGGCAGCGGCTCTCCCGGAGCGTGGGTGACGCAGGATTTCCCGGATGCGACGGCATCGGGCGGATATATCGACCTGGCGACGGGGATCGTGCCCAGCAACAAGCTCCTCGATATCCAGGCGGCCTTCAAAACCTCGAAGGGCGACTATGGCAACTGGTCAGTAACGGCCAATGTCACATCGACAGTAGACCCAACCGCTCCAGGAACGCCAACGAACCTCTTGGCGCCTAATTCCGCCACCACAGTTCCGGTCAGTGCAAGGGCCGCGAATGACAACACGGCCTACCTGATCTTCAAGCGCGGCACGACCGGTCAGACGTTCGCCGCAGCAACGCAGATCGGCCGATATGCCGCCACTGGTAACCAGGTGATTTCGCTGAATGACACTCCCGGCGCCGGCACATGGAAATATTGGTGCGGCGCCGAAAACAGTTCTGGCATTCCTTCATCTGCGCAAGCTTCCGTGACGACGGTGGTGACATGAGCCCCACAGAGCAGACTGATTGGCGAGCACTGGGTAGTGCGGCACAGATGGCCGCCACAGCCATGCAGACGGCCCAGGCGGCACAACAGACTGCGCTCCAAGGCGCCGTCGCTTGGATCGCCGATGTCGATATCACTTACAGCGGTCTGCTCGCGCTCAATCTCGCACCGAAGGTGAAGACCTTCGATGTGGCGGCGGCCAAGGCTGGAGACCGTGTCTACGTCCACCCGCGTGCCGAGCCAACGCTCACCGGTGTGAATGTCGTCGGCGGCATCCTGCTGCAAAGCACTGGCTCAACCTTCGCGGATGGCAAAGTTGACGTCTATCACGTCATCCCTGCGATCGGCGTCGGGCAGACGCTTATCATTCCCGTCAAGCTCGTCGGCTACCGGCCGCCGGCCTCAACCTAACCAAACATCCCGTTACCCATGCCTCTGCTCATGCTGAGTGGAGCGCCTTTGCATGAGGAAATCATGGTCAAGACCGCAGCTGCAATCTGGCCGGACGGCCCTATCGGCAACCCGACTGAGCCATACAAGCCAGACATTCGCGAGTGGGGCACATGGGTCGAGCAGATCATTGCCGCATTCCTCGGCAATGGAGGCTTGGTTTACACGACCCGTGCTGCACTCTTTGCTGATCTGGCCCACAGCGCGAATTCATCTGCCTGGGTTTTTGGCGACCCAACAGCTGCCTACAACGGCATTTACATGAAGATCGGCGCGTCTGGGGCTGGGTCGTGGACGCTCATTGCTCCTTTGCCCTATTCATTTATCGTCGCGACAGACGTAGGGGCGGGAACGCCAGACGCTATTCAGGCGACGTCAGTGATCCCGGTGAGTTCTTCCGCTCTGGTGGTCACCAACGTGTTCAGGGCCAACACCGGTAGCCCGGTCACTATATCGTTCAACGGCGGATCCAATCTCACGATCAAGTCGAACGATGGCAGCGACATCGTGCCTAACGGCTTGCCGCCTATTCTCTTCGGGTACGTTCAGGGATCGACCTTCCGCTGCATCAATGATGTGGTTTCCTCGGCAATCGTTGCGGCGGCGCAGGCGCAAGCCAACGCTGCTGCCGCAAGTGCCGCAGCGGCAGCGGCGTCTGCTGCTGGCGTCAATCTTCCAGCGGTAGCGCCCAACCGTATGCTCGTAGATAATCCGGCGGGAACCGCGCGCGAAAGTAAGACTTTTCAGCAAGTCGCGGCACTGCTCGGATTGCCGTCTGCGGCGATCAAGCGCTTGCGAGCCAGTGCAGTCCGAAACCGCGTCCTTTGGGTCGGGCATGGGAACGCGCTGGTGGGCACGGCGGCGATTTCCGGCGGAACGAGCGCTGCGGGACGAACATTCGCTCATGCTGACGTCAACAGGAATTGCCGCCAAGACGGTTACCTTCGAAGGGTATCGCTCAACATCTTCGCGAACGGTGGCGATGCAAGCAATTCGTTCAGGGTCTTGGTGCTTCGTCCGAACGGAGCCTCGTATACGGTTGTAGCCACGTCTGATGCTATCCCTATCGGAGCCGGAACCGGCATCAAGACATATGAACTCACGCCCGCGATCGGGCCGATCGCTATGGGCGAAAAGCTTGGCATCTGGATGAGTGGGGGCACATCGGCTACCGCATGGTCGATTGGCGCGAACGCTGGTAAAGCGACCCAGTTTATTGCCGGATTGGCAACAGGTGGTGAAACCTACACCAACAACCCTGATGGTGACATGTGCGTTTTTGGTCTCGGCAGCTCGCCAATTATCGTGACGCATGGTGACAGCATTCTGGCGGGCCACAATGGAGGCAACGGCCACTATTTTTATAGTGCCGCTGAAGCCCTCGGCCCCGCGGGCGAGCGAGACAGCGATCCGATTTACCAGGCCATCAATCGCGCCGGGATCAACATAGCTGGTCTCGACTACGCCAACTATGCGCTTGGCGGATCTGGTTGGGGAGATCAGGTGGGACTTATAACGTCATGGACAACGTTTCTTGCACTGGTTCCGAAGATCGTTGTTATTCATTGCGGCATCAACGACGTTTTCATCGGGCGCACATGGGCTCAAGTCGAAGCAGATATGTACAAGACCCTAAACGTCCTTACGGGCGTAGAGCGGCTCTTTATCAGCGAGATCCTGCCGAACAACGACGCCACCTATGGGACCGATGCAAACGCCGCAAAAATCAGGGCCTTCAATGCAAATTACGCCACATGGTGTGACCGCAACGGCGCCATCTTGATCCCAACCCATGACATTCAGGCACAGACCCGAGCGAGCACCGGTCAGCTTGACGACATGAAATATAGTTCAGACGGCACGCATCTCACTAAGCAAGGGGCGGATATTCTCGGGCAGTCAATTGCCACCTCGATCCTCAATATCCTTGTCTGAGGGAAGAGGAGATTGCCGCCTTACAGGTAAGTCAAGACGAGAATGACGCCAACCAGCTTAACGACGAGGAAGAGCAAGAACACCCGACCGGAACCTTTGGGAAGCCGCTCGCTCAAGTCTTCTTTTTCAACGTCTGTGCCCCACATGGGGATGCTCCTCGATCGAGGGTTGGTCATTAGCCTGCTCTCAAAAGAGCACGAGCGCCTGAAAATCGCAAGTCTGCCCTA